TACTGTTCCATAGTCTTGAGTAAACCACCTTATCGACTCTGCTCTGTGTGTTTTAACTTCATCGGAATCATAATAATTTTTTTTCTTAGTAGCGTCAAGCAGAGCTTGGTACACTACAGCTAAAAATAATAATCGTTCAGGACTTTTAGGTGGTTCTGTCTTTCCGCCTTCTGTTTGAGTTGATACAGAAGCAAAAGACTCACTACTAACAAACGCATTAAACCTGTCAAAGAGAGTATGATGTTGTTGTTGGTAGGTATAGATTGTTGTTTTTATTTTTTGCTGTTTGATAGCCATCGTTGTGGAACTTCTGTCTGTGACCATTTAAAGTCATGCTTATCACACCAAGCAGCGTATGTAGTGCTAGAACTTTTATTTAATTTATTGGTAGCATTTTGAAAAACAAATCTAATATCTAATTTAGGATGTTGTTGTTTGATAAGAAGATGTTTCCTTCTATCGGCAGGTTTAAAGTAGCCCTTGTATTCTACAAAGAAGTTATACTTTTTAAAATAAAAATCTGGTTTATAGTTATGAGATACTTGGTAAGAGATTTTAAATTCTTCATAGGTGAAATCTATTTTAGTATAAGTAAGATATTTGGCAAAATGTTCTTCTGCTTTACTGCGATACATAAGTAACTTCTTCCTCTTCTATCTCTGGATGAGGACGTTTAGCTACGTGAGTAAAGAAGCGAGAACCGTTAGCATATTTAAATTTACGTAGTCCTATTCCATCGTTAACATCTTTCCAACATTCAACTTTGAAATCACAATAAGCACAACCGGCAGCTAACTTTCTGTTACCGCTCTTACCATCAGGTACATCTTCATAACATCTCTCAGGAGGAGTATCGCTTTTTAGAATCTTCTTAACTTCTTTTACTTTCTTTTTAAAATCAATCCTCTCCATAGAATGAATGTCAGCAACATGAACTTGACCTGTTACTTTATTTAAAACAATAAAGGCAGCTTCCTCATCTTCATCAGCATAACCTGATATCTGTGCTATATATCCAAAGGGATCGTCTTCAAAGATTGTTCCTTTGACAAACTTATCATAGCCATGTTGTGAAGCTGTCTTTATATCAACTACTACTCCATTAATTTTAGCATCCATATGCCCAACTATACCATCTACTTCTTTCTTTGATTGTTGATCAGTTACTTTATACCCTGCTGATTTAATTAACAGTAAAAGTAGATGCTCAATAAGATGACCATAAAGGAATTTAATTCTGGTAGGAAGGTGTAGTTCCTCTGCCATTTCCGGCATCTTACTTGCATACCATAACTGTCTGGCAGGTCTACCTACGTTGGAAAATCTAATAGAATTTTTAGAAGACTTTCGGGGTTCAAAAGATTGATAGATAGAATCAGAGATATCCTTGAGAAACTTTTGCATATCAGCTTCCTTGGGAGGTTGACAATCAAGGAAAAGGTTAGAGATATCGGAAACTAAATTATGAAGTTTACTCATGAGTAGGATATCTCTGATCTATCAATCGAACTATCTATTCAAAATCAGTAGATAGTTCAAGGTCATCATTCTTTTTAACCGATGCCTCAAAGGGAATGTCATCTGATGCAGTATAGACATACCCTGTATTCTCGACATCGAACTCATCGGGTGGAGTATACTCGACAAGCTGTATAACCTGTACATCCCTAAGAACAGGACGTACTCCCTTACGATTACCAACTGTCCAACTGCGTGGCTTGTAAGAGACATTCACAAGAGAACCATTACCAATCAAAGTACCATTGATAAGATTCTTTTGAGAATCCATTACGCGAGGTTTAGGAAGCTCTGTTCCATCAGTAAGGAATTGATCTTTATATATGGTTACAAAGTCACCACGATCATCATCCTTATTCTTGATGGTACAGCCTTCACCTTCCATCTGCTTAACACCCTTCTTATCCAAAGCTACATCGATAGACCAACGAGGCTTATCAGGATCAAAAGGGTTTTGAGCTTGATTAAGTTTAGCCCAAAAAGATTTACCATTTATTACAGGCATTGTTAGTAGTTCCTTTTTTTCAAGTTTAAGTAAGTTCTGTTAGTGGGTCAACGCCCACGTTCTTCCGATCTTATACTCTGAGTCGAGAGGGCAGTCAAGCTTTAAAATTTTCTCGACCCTTTTCATAGCCTGTTTCGTAATCTGTCCAAGCGTTTCCGCTTCCTCCTTGTTGACTTCAAATTGAATCTCATCGTGTATATTTGCTACTGGTTTTGCTTTAATATTCTGTTGTTGTATCTCCTTCATTATCTGGATTAACCATTCTTTACAAATGATAGCTCCTCCTCCTTGGATTAAAACATTGAGAGAGCTATGTAAACTTCTTACTTGAAAGTATCGACCATCCAATCCTCGTATGTTTCCTGAACGATCCGCTACATTATGAACTCTTTGTAAAAGCGTGTCAAGGGCCGGGACGTTTTCAAGGAATTTATTTTTAATATGCTGCCCTTCTCTTGGAGACTTGTTCATAATCTTACCTATCTTTTTAGCACCGGCTCCATAGATAAGAGCATAGATAAATACCTTTGCTTGATCCCTGGTTTTTAATCCGGCCATTCTTTGGTTAGCATTATGAATATCCCCATGTAAGATTTCTTCTATATAATTCTTATCCTTCATATAATGTGCAAGGACTCGCAATTCTAATTGAGATGCATCACAACCAAGTAATATATATTTATCTACATCTGATACAGTCCAACAGGTTCTACATTCATTACCATAGGGAGAATGAACTGCCGGTGTTTGAGCTACATTAGGATCAAGGTGACTACATCTAGTAGATACTGTACCAAGAGTTTTTACCCTTCCATATACTCTAGAGGTACGAGGATTACAAAATTTAATCCACGACTTAATTTGTGAAGCACGTTTCTGTAATAAGAGATATTCAAGAATAGCTTCAGATTCAGGGATATCTTTTATCTCCGCTAATACATTTTCATTAACTATTATATTTCCTTTTTCTGTTAGAAGTTCTGGTTTCCATCCCTTTAACATAAGACGATTAGCTATCTGCTTACGAGAAGCAGGATTAAAGGGAATGTATTTTGTTTTTGTTTTTAATTCTACCACTGTAGGAGGAAATATCTTTTGAAGTTCATGTTCTATAGTAATACATTTATCAGTTAGTTCTGCTAAAAATTTAGTAGCATAAGGAAGATCTAAATAAAATCCATAATACTCCTGTTGATTTATAATATATCTAAAGTAATGTTCTCTCTTTATACTTCCTTCTGAAAAATCAACACCTTCTTCTTCTGTTAAATATATAAAAAGTTTATAAGTTAATTCTACATCATTAACACAATACTCTAATAGTTGCGGTGTATATTTATCAAAAGATGGAGAAGGTTTTTTAGGAAACTTCAGACGATCTCCCCAAGATGCTAAACTATTACCACCTTCACGTATAGGATTAAATAATTGAGATAAGATAAGAGTATCAATACATTTAGATACTGAATGTTTGTATCCTAAAAGTTTAGCAAACACAGGTAAATCATAGCTTAATATATTATGACCTATCAATATAGTATCACCAGTATATGGTCCGTTCAAAAAGTCATCAGTAGATATATACTTAGTAACCTTTCCACTAATAACTTCCTTACAAACTATACAATATATCTTTGAAACTGTATCAAGTAATCCATCTGTTTCGATATCGATGATAACTTGTTTAGCTGAAGTCTCTGTCATCGGTGAACTCATCCTCTTCATCCTCATTAATATCGTCATCGTTAAGATTAAAGGGAATTTCAGTAAGCCGTCCTGTTTGTTTAGTCCATTGAAGAAGGGTAGCAGGACCGCTCTCACCAGAGAATCTATTTTTTAAAACTCTAACACAAGTTCTATTTCTCTCTTCTTCATTAACAGCTTGAGTATTTCTCTCAAGAGCAAGGATCATATCAGGAAGCTGGGCTAGGCTATGACTACCTCTAAGCTGGTTCAATGATATGTTAGCTCCCTCTTCATGACCTGTACCCTGTGGCCTACTAAGATGAGAAACTACAATCAAATGAATTCCTAACTCCTGTACCAAAGTACGTAACTTAACCATAATATCATCGATAGCTTTACGTTCATTGGTTGTTTCATATATTACCATCGATATATGGTCAAGGATTATGTACTGACAATCCAGTCCCTTTACCATATACCGTACACGGGTTAAGAGATTATCTAGAGTAGAGCTACCAAAGTGGTTCCAAAAGACAACCTGTTCCAGATTACGTAATTCATCCAGAGCTTTTATCTTATCGTCTATAGTCCAATCTCTATCATCTTCAGAAGTAATATGAAATCTTTTAGAAGCTTGAACTGATAACAATCCAAGTCCTGATTGCTTAACACTCTCTTCAAGAAATAAGCAACCAACCTTCTCCTCTGTACTTGAAATAATATAATGAATAAGTTCTCTCATTACACTGGACTTACCTATACCAGATCCAGCAGTAACAAGAACAAGTTCATTCTTTCTCATTCCATAGGTAATGGCATTCAATCCATCCCAAGGATAAGGAAGACTTTTAATTGTTTCTTCTGATAAAAGTTTATCTCTTATATCAGGACCACAGACAATTCCTTCTGGGGTAAAGACACGAGCATTCCAAAAGTCATTAACAAATTCTTTACTCTTACCTTCCATAAGGTAATCATTAGCATCCTTCTTGTTAAGAGACATAATCTTACAATGTCCCGGTTCAAGAAGATTAGCTATTTGTTTAACTGCCTTCTGTCCATAGGCATCAGAATCGAAACAAAGAACTACGTTTTGATATGTGTTAAGAAAATCTAGGTTACGTTTAACCTCAGACATACCAGAAGCAGCACCATTCCTAATACTAACAACAGGCCATTTACTGCCAAGCATTTGGTAAGCAGAAAGACAGTCAAGTTCTCCTTCACAGACAGTAATAAACTTACCACCTTGAGAGAAAAGATTTTGTCCGAATAAGGTAGTCTCACTACCACGTTGTCCTTCCGAATAGAATTTCTTTTCATCTACAATTCTTATCTTATTTATAACATGACTTCCATCCTTACCATAATAAGGATAAACATGTACATCTTTGTTATTAATCTGTCCTACTTTGACGTTATATTTCTTACACGTATCTAGTTCTATCTGCCTATCCTTAATAGCTTTAAAAGATAATCTATCTTCAGAAGTAAGAGGAGATTGAGTTTTACGTACAGCAGACATAGAGTTTATTCCTTTTTCAATGATAGGTTTCCATTGATTACAGCTAAAACAATAAGTATTATTTTCATAGATGGATAGAGCATCACTACTGCCACAATCAGGACATGGTTGATGCGTCTTCTGTGGTTGTTCTTCTTCTTCCATCACTTTCTAATGCCTCTTCAAAAGAGTTATACATCTCGTCTTGTTCCATATGATACCCACTCTTTCCAATCTTTGGATGGATAGTAGGACATAATCTATTTGTATCATGATTTAAATATCTATTTACAAGATCTAACTTACTGATAAATAAATCTTTTTTATAAAATGGAAAAGATCCAACAATCAATACATACATATCGGATATAAGTTTACGAGGTTTACGCCAATGATCGGTAGCTGGAATAAATAAACATCCATTAGGATATACCGTTTGTTTGAGTTCTAATTTTAAATCATTCTTGAAGATACAATCAATATCTTTTTTATATGTTCTTGGAATAAAATTCTCTTCATCCTCAAACAAAGTATATGGTATATTGTATTTTTCTTTAAACCAGATCTCAGCACCCAAACCTTGTAGGTTAATTTCTTTTCCAGTTCTATTTTTATCTAAAATATTATCCTTTACTTTAAATCTCCTGTTATTATTATACACTGCATCACAATATCTTTTAATCTTTTTTATTTTTCTTGGTGATAACTGGTAAGCCATCAGGTAATCCTTTTGTAAAATCAGTAAGCATCTCTTGTAGTTCTGCTATCCTTTTATAAGACTCCTGTAGTTGTCCTTGTAAGTCTTTGATATTGTTCTTATACATCTGTATTTCTAAATCTGGTTGAACG